GTGTGCATGGGCTCCCACTGGGAGTTGCAAGGAGACCTGTCGGTCTCGCGAGCAAGAGTGGGGCCCGTTAGGTGGGCTGACCTCGCTAAGCGATGTTGGGAAGGACGTGTACCTCAAATGTTGATGGCGGCCAGAGGGGCCTCAAGATCATTGGGGGCGGTCACAAAACGCCCCAGCGCACGCTTGAGATTGTCAAACATGCGCACGTAGTCGGACGCGTATGCGAAGCCCTTTCGGGCCTTCTCCACGCGCTCTATGAAGGGAGCAAGGAACTCAGAGGGTTGTTCGTTTAGCGGCTCGAGCGAGCCCGTCCAGGGAGCGTTGACAGCCATGATCTTAAGAGATGGGGTGGCGTCAACACAGCTACGCATGGTGATACGGTGTACAGAATTTGTGGGTCCCATTAAGCGTATGAGTATGCATGTGAGTCGGGGGTCAACGGGACAATTAGCTGTGATGTTTGAGGACTGCGTGGTGCTGAGAGAGTTGACTATCATTTGGTCCTCGAAATCGACAAATTTGGCAGTTGCTTGGACGGGGTTGCCAGGGACGGTCAGAATCCTGCCGCCCCCCATCTTCATGGCAATGTTAGAGAACTGGCCATCGGAGATGCCAAGGGTGGAAAAGGCCTTGGTTTGATCAAGGAGGAGAGTGCTCTCAGTGTTGGACGGCACGGGGACGAGGGCACAGGTTACATCGGCGTACTGGGTGGACGCCGCGCCCAGAGGCTCCACTTGAATGGAGAGGGCGTTAACGGCAAAGCTGCCCCAGTTCATAAATCCAGCTGGGGCAGCTGTGGGGTTGGCTGTGGAGCCCGTGCCGTCCCACAACTTGACATTTTTCCAAAGCCCTGCGTCTAGGGCTGTAGTTGCCACATTGTCGGTATAGTAGACTGCCACGACGGGAGAAGGGACGAACAGAAAGTATTGGACATTGTCTTCCGCCAGTATCTTTACGGAAAACTCAATTGCATTTTCGAAGGGAAGAGATCCCATCCCTGCGACTCGAGGGCGAATCGCAGCGCTTCCATGATGGAAGGGATCTGTATGGCAGAGCAAGAACGCCTTGCCTGCATGTGAGAGGTGTGGCCTGTGTCGTTCGCTAACCACACGGACAACCTTACGTTGTCCACGCTTAGGACGCTGAGTGCGTTTCCGTCGTGGTTTTCTCTTACCCTTTCCGCGGGCTGAGGGGACAGCTCCCGACTGCTGGGGTCTGACAGGCATACTATCGAACTTGTCGTTGAGTAGGTCGGTGAGGGTGGCTGTGGTGTCCTCGGGCTGGATTGAATGCTCGGGGTCGTGGACGGTCTCCTGGTTGGTGTTAAGGTCGGGTCTTCTTCTGTTTGTACGTGTAGTTGATCCAATCGGTGAATCCAAGGATTCGGTAGTGTTAGCCGCTTCTTTGGAGGGATCTTGGTTCTCATCGATATCCTCCTGGTAGCCGTAGGTATGTCTACGACTGAACTGAATGCCACGTGCGAGAATAGACTCGTAGTGACCTGGGTGGTATTCTGTCCGCTGGGCAGAGGTGCGCCAAGGGAGGCTATTGTGTTCAAGAGCAGAAACAAGAGTGTGACGCTGAGCGGGTGATAATGTACGGAACCAAGTCTGTAGATTCCGCCTCTCTTGAGCTGTGATAGCGTTGTTAACTTCCCAAAAGGAGAAGCGGTCGTCGTCGGTGGGCAGTAGGTGATGGTCGGAGTCGGTCTCTGGTCTGGGCTGGTCCGGCTCGGGGTCTGGCACTGGGTCGGGATGAGATCTGGCAAGTCGACGGCCACGGAAGTAGTGGGGTGTGCGGCCGATAGGTCTAGAGGACTGGTCTGGTTGGAACTGTGAATAGGGCGGTCTACGCGAGGGGGCCCTAAGGTCATCTGAGTAATCGTCTTGAGAGACAGGAGGTCTGTGGTCGGCTGCGTCTGGGAAGTTAGTCGGAGCTGGCTCGGTCCGATTCTTGTTCATAGAGAGTGTAGAGTGAGTCGTTGGAGGTGCTTCGGCAAGGGGGCCAATAGCAGGAGAAAAGCTTGTAGAGAAACTTAGGCATCACATACCGGTTATCCAGGCGACAGACCCGACCCACAATGGTCAAGGAGGTCGGATACAAGCGCCTGCAAATCGCAGTTCAGCCCATTCTCCAGGGCGATCTGCTGTTCGGGGGTGATGTCCCAGGTCTCGTAATAGGCGTGCCTCGTCTCAGAGGAAATGGGTCTGGGACTGGCATGCACTGTAGCGAAACGTTCCAGCTTTGCCACATAATGGGTTGGCACCCCGGGCCAGTACTTTTGTGGCCCAAAGGCATTTATTAGGCGGAGAGCAACAGCTTGGTGTATGGGAACGCCAGAGGCTACGGAGAGTTCACAGAGGCCAAGGGAGTAAATGTATCTGGGCAAGAAGCTTGAGGACAGCAGTTGTGTTGCCCAGCCAGTTCGCTGGATGACGCGAGAAGGGTCGCGCGTCATCCGCCACACGTTGTTGATGAGAGTCGGGCGGGTTTGACAGAAGTCGATTTTAGCAAAGTCTGTGGCGTAATCAACTTTCGTCTCCATCCCATACGCTAGGAATGCTTGTTTGATGCCGCCAGAGTAGGCGTGGAGAGCAGCAAGGGACGACCTCTCGATGACTAGGACGGAGTCGTCACCATCAACGTAAGCGCTGCCCCGAACGCCGGCCGAATTCAGCCAATGCTGAATCATGGCGGTGTTTAGGATGGAGTTGCCCAAACCAGGTTCATGTCACCCGACATGCGAGTGCCGGGGGTGTAGTAATTGGTGTTATTTTTGGTATACCCACGGTTGGTCATTTGCCACCTTAAAAGTTGTTTGAGTTCTGGGTCGCCGGAGCACCTGTTATAGAATTCGTGCTCTACGGTGAGGAGAGGTATGGAACAGTGGGCGTCGAAGTTGGAGTGGTCCAGCAACAAGTAGGTGGGATTTGAAAAGGCGAGCGACTTGTCCAGGAGGTCTTGGGCGCGCTGGTACGAGTTACGGCCCTTGGCTATGATGCGGGTACCATACCCATCAAGCATCTCGTAACACATGTGTTCGATTGGCTTGAGGTGCCGCGAGAGCGCGAGGCAATAGCGCTTTGACCGATACTGGATACATCGGGGAGCCTTATGGGGCTTGTCAGTGGTGTACTTGTCGTCTTTGAGAAACATTTTTATGGTGGCATCAGACTTCTGGACAGGATCGGTCAATAGGGATTGGTGTGCTTTAACGAGAGGCTTGCGACGAGTGGAGGGGTACGAGAGTATAACTTGTTCGTAGGTCCAGGGAGACACGTGCTGAACATAGGGCTTGAGAACAGCACAGAGGTCAGTGGTGACGGATGGGCTAGGCCCAGGAGGGACCTTGGCTTGGTGTCTACCCAGGAGAGCAGTGACTTCATTACAGACACAATCAGAGTGGGTGTAGACTACGGAAGAGGACGAAGGTAATAAAGGATAGGTACGTCTTTTGGAGGTACAGTGTTGGGGCCCGGCCTGAACCCAGCTGCCTGTGATGGGGGCCCTTAAGGGCACCATGCCTGAAACACAGACGGCGGGCAGGCCCCATACGTCCTACGTTGGCAGGGGAGTGCACACGGACCTGAACGGCCCAGAGTGTCCCACAAAACCGGTTGTGATGAGCTTGTGGTTCTTTGCTCGCTGGTCAGCCTGCTCCGTGTTCTTGAAGTGGTTGCGGGCGCAGACCTCCTGTGGGGTAACGTCCATGGCACGCGTCGTTGCAGCGATAGCTGCCGTCCAGCGATCTTTATAGGTGATGGCTGTTGTGTCATGGTCGTCGAGAAACTTATAAGCTTTCGCGAGGAGGGTTTGCATGAGAGACACAGTGCGATCACGGAAGGTGGAGAAGCGGAGCAAATGGTAGTAGAGCTCCTCGTCTAGATTCGCGACCGCACGCCGCGCACTGCGCCTGGCAGAGCGAGGTGGCAAGACGGCCTCTGATACCCTCTGCTCGAGAACCTTTATTGGTTTCTCGCCCTCTGGATCAGCCTTAGTGGCGGCCATAGAGGGTCCATCACACTCCGGCAGGCGTCTCAGACTGCCAGCCGGGGTGGATGAGGTCGAAGGCGCCTTGTTCGGCGGGGGTAGTGGACTCGTAGAAGGTAATGAAGGCCCAGGAACTGGCACCGTTTGTGAGGTAGCTGTAGGTAAGACGCCTGAGGGTGCGCCTGGAGCGGGAGGCGAAGCCGCCGCGCCTCGCCCTGCCCGCTGTCGTCTTAGTCTGCGAGCCTTGGCTGGAGTTATCCTCGTAGGGACCGGTTGTGGGTTGGCTGCCGCCAACGGAACCACGGGATTCACCTGCCTCCGTGGTGGTCTTACGGGGGGTGGTGGTGGGGCCGCCGCCCGTGGGCGCCTCATTGGGCGCACCGGCAGGGCCGCGGCTACCTGGATCGGGGCTATCCCCAATCCAGGGTTTGGGGGCGGGTGCCCGCCCACCGGGGGCACGTTGGTGCCTCCCTGTCCCCTCCTGTTTGGCCGCAATGGGGGGGGCACCGCCGCTCCTTGGGGGATGACGGTACCGCTCCTCGCCCTGTATGGCCGGGCCGGGGGCTGGCCCCTCCCCATCGCTGGCAAGCCTGACCTGTTGGAGCCAGGAAGCCTGCTGTTTCCGTGACCAGAAGCGCCAGACATCTGGAAGGTGCGATAGTTTCTTTTCTAGCACTTGTGGTCGGGCAGTAGGATCAGCCAAAGCTAAAGCTCTGAGCTGCTCTAACTCCAGTGGAATCATGGGGAACTTCACC